ATGGTTGTCTACATTTTATTCTTGTCATCCAAATCCTCCGAATGTAATAGCCGCTCGAATGGCTTCACGCTTTGTTGGCGCAATAAAACCTCTTCCACCCATACCAAATCGCGCATCAATTGTAACATCGCCAGCAAACAGAGCATTACCATCACTATCTTGTCCTGTCGCAATAACAATAGCACCATTCGATTCTAAAATGCTATCTCGAATTGGCAATCTAGACTCAGCAGGAGGAATCTTGATTGTCCAAACACCAATCATTGTAGCAGACCAAGTATGACCAATAGCTTCAATTCTACTTGGTTCAGTTCTAGTTACAGGACTCTGTAAAGTTGTTTGAACACTAATTGTTGCCGCATTTATAGCATCTCTAGCATTAGTATTTAGTGAGAGTTTGTTAAGTTCATCTCTCATAAAATTATAACTATGAACAAAGGCCGCGGTTTTATCTATAGTGAATACTAAATTACCAGTAACATCAAACAAAACAGATTGGAATCTATTGATCATATCAGTAGAACCACCACGCAACATATATTCTATCGAACGAATCCAAACATCGGAATCAGTAATACATTCATAAGATTCTACAGAATTTGTCCAGCCAGTATTATATCCTTGAGAGGTTAGATTTGCCCAAACACCATTAACGATTGCTGTTCTGTTTGTGGAAATGATATTTGCCGCGGTAGAGTTTGCTGTGACAGTTATAACTGTATCATTAGGAATACCAATTCTTCTTGATCCATCAGCAACTAGTGAATAATCACCAAACTGTGTAGAACATGAACTGAGAATGATTTGACCACCACTCATAGCTAAGAAGTGCTTGTGTGCCCACATAGAGATAGCGTTAACAGCGTTGATTAGACCACCATTCTTTGCACAGTAACCAATGCCATTATAAGACACAGGAGTAGCACCCCATGTCATAATATTAGGAAAAATTGAATACTTAGAACAAACAAGACCATCTGCAAGACAAACACCGGCACCTCGTGCATATTGAGGATTGGAATTTGCCGCATCTAAAGAAGCACCTGTAAAGCCGTCTGGTTGTGGGACACGAACAGCGCACTTGTGAGCGTATGGTACGCGCGTGATAACTGCGCCTGGTCTGAAACTGAATGCGAATCCTTCTGTTGGATTTGTCAGGCTATCAAGCCTAAAGTTTTCAATAATGAAACCTTCGATGAAACATCCTGAACCCATACGAAATACATTGCGCTCTTCAAAGCCAGGATTAGGGCGAATGAATACTGCTCTATGAACACCCTGAAGAATACAATTATCAGGAAGGTCTATATGTCCATTAGTAAGGTATATGCCTGGCCCTACTTTAATGATTGTTAGTTCGTTTCTAGCAGTAGCAATCGCAACAGCTTTTTCTATTGTTGCGAAAGGCGCATATTCACTTGTACCATCATTTGTTGTGTCACTACCTGATGTAGCAACATATATTGTTTTTGCGATTGATGGAAGAGCACCAGGTAAACCAACATCACCAACATTTACCCAAATACCCGCACGGCGAATCTGTAGGAAGTCTGTTTCTTCATTGTATATAACAAGACCATCTGGTGGACTTGAAATACTTTCTCTTTGGGTAGTTGTTAGACGAGGGAAGAGAATACCCTGGTTCTTTGACCATGCTTCGATAATAGCAGCAGGATTTCTTATTGCTGTATTACCAACTGTAAGATCACCAGACTTGTATACTATAAACTTTGTATTGGAATTTACATCAAACTTTAAAAGAGTTGAATTTGCAGATGAGTTAACATCATTAACACTCATCCTTATGGCATTGTTTACCGATACCGATGATGTAATCCATGTTGCGCCTAAATTAGATAATGCTACTGCCATTAGTCTTGTACCACCAAATATGTTGTTTGATAATCTTGGTTAGGCAGACCAGTGAAGTGATAGTCTTCTGCCACGATTTGTCCGTTTCCATCATATATGACAATCGGTAACACCACTTCCCAATATGTGGGTTCATAGTATAGATCATAATCATAAGATAGTGTAAATTCCGATAGTACTAATTCAGTTCCTGATTCATCACCAATAATCGTATCGCCAGGTTCAAATACACCTTTAATATCATAAAGAACTACTAGCCCTGTATCAGGATAATAGTTCTTCAGTCTTGCCATAGAGTTGCCTGATCTTACGATCTCATTAAAGTTCCAACTCATCTGCCACCACCCGCAGCTCCACCATATACAAGAACATTATATGAGTGCCCTAACGGATTAGTAGAACCTGCTGGATGTTCGATATAACAAAATTGTTTATCACTACCTGCTGTATCGCCCATAGCGCATATAACTTTCTTGCCGCCTATTTCTACACACATAGATCCATATACAGCAGATAAAGCACCTCCATCACAATGATTGTCTCTATCGCCTTCTACGGCCCACAACAATCCATCAACAAGGACTGCATTCTGTCCTGTTACTTTTGTTTCGGCACCGCAAAATCTTACGTCTGTATCTCTGTGTGCACCTGGCACTATGCTACCTTTCTTGGTCTTCCTCTACCGCGCTTGACTTCTGGTTGAACTCCTTCGTTAAGAACAATTGGTTCATACTTTATGTCTTCTGGTGCAAATACAGCAACGCCAGTTGAGCCAAGACCACCGATTCGATCAGTCTTTTGCGTTGGCGCTTCCATAATTTCCCAAAGCACATATTCTTCCTTCTTTACAAGCTCGGCCTGTGCAATTCTATCACCATTATTTATTGTCTGATCCACTTCGGAACGATTGGTAAGTAGAACAAAAGTTTCTTGAATATAGTCCGAATCGATTACAGCCTCAAGATTAGCAAGAATAAGACCCTGCTTGTAAGATAGCCCAGAGCGCGGATGAATACGAACTGAGTATCCTTCTGGAATATCAAAGATCAATCCGGTAGGAACAAGGATACGATCACCTGGCATAATACGAATTGCACCAACATTGCTCAATGGCCTTGTGAATGGCGCATTGAATGAGTTGTATCCACTATATGTTGCTTTACCTTCAGCCTGAAACGATAAGTCAAAACAAGCCGCTTGCTTGGTACCAAATTTCGGCAATACGATATTTGGATTTGTCTTGTAAATGTTCAATCTGTTCATGATATACTCCGTTGTCAATTGTTATTCTTCCCTGCGCTTTTTACCTATGTTATATTTAGCAACAAGGTTCCAATCGCTCTTCTCTTTGTGAGAAATGATCTTGATCTGGGACAGTGGAGCTACAGGCGCTGCACTTTTATCTTCGTCTACCAAACTTATCAACTCCCATTCGTGGAGCAGGTTGGCAATAGTATTAAGACGGGCGCGGTCATCTTCTATGAAGTCTGACTGCTTCCCGTCTAATAAAAATAATTGCTTAAAATGAACGATGTAATATCTGCCCTGTTTGTGTAGTATGTGGCAAGACTGATATAGTGTTTTATCTTTTTTAGAGGCTACTCCAATGCGTGATAAAGTTTCACGAACTTTTAAAAAGTTGTCTGGACTAGGTAATGTTACCTCCACTAGTTCGTTTATGTCTAACATTCAAACCACCTTTATTTAAACTCTTTTTTATCTCTTCAATTTGCGCGGTAGACAATAATGAAAGGGCGTCCTTAGCCTTCTCGTTGGAATAGTTATAATACTCTTTAACAGCATCCAAATTCTCTATAGTATCACGCTTCTGCCATTTCTGGAAAGGCCTTTTATACGCCCGTACAGTATTTAGCAGATAGTGATATTGTAGGAGATTGTCGGTTGATGGGTTCATATTCATCTCATTTGCGGCCATTACCATGTCCAGGTGGAAAGATATGGAACGGTTAACGACGAACGGGACATAGTCCCGTTCGTTCTCAGAGGTGATAACTACCTTCTTAGTCTGTTGGATAGAAGGTATAATGTCTTTGAAAAGGTCAGTCATCACATATCCTTTTTAGAGAGAACGTCATTGTTGTTGTCAATCCAGTCTATAATTGGATTACCGTCGTATTCCTTTTCAAAGATATACCAAGCATATACCATCATTCCAGTATTATACTTACCGTCTTCTCTGAGTTTTTCGCCCAACATAGGATATCGCGTAAACACGTATACCTTTTTTAGAGGATAATCTGTATCTGTATATATCATATCATATCTCTTTTTACCATGCAAGTATGATAGCGGTAGAAGGAGAGCAAACTTATTCTTTGCTAATTTTTTAGATTGCTGTAAAAATTCAAATGCTAAAGAGAAAGGAGGATTTGTAATGATATAATCGTATTGTTTAGTATCTTTGAGGAAGTTTACTTCGGCATCATAAGCTACTATATTATTTGACTGCCATTTTTCCTTTAGAACACAAACTATTGCGCCATCGCCACAAGCTGGTTCACACACAATCTTGCTGAAATCAAAATTTTCCACATTCAACAAATGTCTTGTTAAGGAATATGGAGTTTCATAAAAATCGGACTTTTTGCGTTTTCCAGTATTGTTCGTGCTAAAGTTCTTTCCCTTTTTCTTTGTCATACGTTTTTTAACTCCTTAAAAGATTTCTGGGCAACCTTAAGCATGATATTATATATTTCATCTTTTGTAAAAGAGTTTGCTCTAACAAAAAGATTAACGATCTTATGTTTTGTTCCTGTATAGATTTTATTTCTTGGAAGATATTCGGTCATAGCATCAAGTCTATCATTAATAGAAGAGCCATCTTCAAAGTCGCAACCATATGCGAAGATAACATAAGGAAAAACAGGTAAGTTTTTGCAGTACAATTCTAACTCTTTATAGTTCTTATACGCTCTTTCAATCGCATTGCCTTTGCCTTGTTTTGCTTTACCTTCAGTGGCACGTATATCATTCGTACCTTGTTTTTTTGCTTCAGTAATTAAAACAGGATACTTTTTATTATTTTTTACGTAATAGATGATACCGCCATCAGGTTTCACGAAAGAATCTCTACCTTGACTCTTATAATTCTTGAATCCAAGAGACTGTGCAATATCTTTCTTAGAAAGCTTTGTCTCAAGAATAAAACAATCATTATACTTTTTATTTAATTCATGAAGTACTTCATATGCAGTATCTAAAACATTCGTCTCATGACACTTTGCCGCATCATTAAACATTGATCTTCCACCGCCAAATTGTTCCTGAGTTTTTCTCAATTTATTAGACTTAGACATATTCACAATCCACCATTAATTCAGTTAAACATGCGACTAGATTGATTTCTTGATCGGCTACAAACGCAGCTTGATACTGGTACTTTGAGATGATTACCACGGCCTGAGGAATGGCCTCTGGCTTGAAGTACTCGTACAAACTATCATAGACCTTGCGATAGATACGTGCAGGCTCAATATCAGAATTGGCTACACACCACTTTCGCATATCACCAAAGTTCTTCTCCTTTAGAAACTTAACCAGCTCGGAAATTTTGCGAACATCTGAGAGTTGTGCAACGATGCCTGCATCCAAAGTGCCAGAAGAACTATACCGCTGTAGCTCATTAAGAGTACGGCGATAGTCAGGGAAGTACTTTTCGATAATCTTCGCAAGAACCGCCTTATCATAAGTAATACCTTCCAGTGTTAGTACATTTTCCATGCGCTTCATCAACTGCATGGCCATCTTAGACTTCTCATCATTCTTCAATGCAAAGTCAATGACAGAGCAACGAGAGTGAAGAGCATCAATCAACTTGGACTTGAAGTTACAAGTAAAGATGAATGTACAGTTAGCAGAAAACTCTTCGATAGCACCACGCATTGCGGCTTGGGCATCTGGAGTCATATAGTCAGCCTCATCTAGGATGATAACCTTTTTACCACCAGTCAGAGACACAGTGGATGCATAACCACGAATGGTAGTTCGCAGCATATCAATACCACGATTTTCAGAGGCATTGATATACAGATGATTGATACCAATCTCATCACACATGGCTTTCGCTACGGTTGTCTTACCAACACCAGCAGAACCAGTCAACATAAGATTTGGAATCTCTTGCTTCTCTACATATTCCTGAAATGGCTTCTTCAAACGATCAGGAAGAATACAATCAGCAATAGTCTTCGGGCGGTACTTCTCGACCCACAGGAAGGATTCGTTCGTCAATTTCATTCACCATTTTTTGAATTAGGAGTTTTGCACCTTCACCGCCAAGCTGCTGAACATAGATCATCTTGGCGGTAACCATCATGTTGGAAGCCAACATTAGCAAGTCTTCAACATTATCGCACATCATGATCTGCCTGTCAATAGGCTTCATGAGTTCGTCCATTCGTGCTATTACATCTTTGGTCATTACTTCATCACGGCGTCATAGAATTCTTCGAACTGACGGTTCTCTTCCTGCTCTTCTGCATAGTTGGACTTGTAGTAGACCTTGGCCATACGGCGAATGATCTTCTTATCTACACCAGTCTTATCGAATACGCTTTCTAATGCGCTCTTCTGGAAGTCGCGCTCAGAAGCTACCCGCGTCATGCTATCGTTCATTTCACGAATAGCATTCTTCAAGTCTGTCTTCTGAGTTTCCGTGAGAGAATTGATACTCACGAAAGGCTTATTGTGTCCGATACCAGCCATATTACTTTGTCTCCAATGCGATGAAATACTTGATCTTGTCCTTGAATACGCCACTTGTAGCAGTAAACTTGGCAAAAGCACCAAGCTGGATTTCTACATCATAGTCACCAGGAACAAGCTTGATGTTCTCTACCTTGAACGATGCAATGAAATCAGCACCCTTATAATCATTCAACTTGAATGAAGCAGAGTTTGAAGTATCATTTGCTTTCTCATGTGTCTGCAAGCGGATCTCTCCATTCTTACCAACAACTGAAAGATGGGTAAGATTGTTCATTGAAGCCAGACGAAGAAGCTTTGATAGAATAGCATTCGTCAAAGCGAAGCTAACATCAGTTTGCTTCAACTTCAATTCCTTATCAGGAGGAGAAACGATAAGGTTAGGCGAACATGAATAATAGTTGAAAGCAATATCGCCATCATTCATCATAACAGCATTTTCAGTAAAGCTAAGATCAGGATTTCCAAGAGTAGAAACATTACCTAGGAACTGATTTAGATCATAGATGCCGAACTGCCCAGGAATAGCGTCTTCGATTTCGACTTCAACAAGAATGGACTTCTCAGGGGAAATAGTCTTCTGGACATTTCCCTTCTGTAAGACAAGCCCGGAATTGATTGCAGAAAAGTTCTTCAATACACTTAGGGTGTTTTCACTAATCTTCATAATATAATCTCCAAGTTATTTCAATTTAGGCTGCTAGTATAGCAGGGTTTTTCGGGCCTGTAAAGACCTTTATCATGTGACCGATATCAGCTTCAAGCATGGAAATGCTTCCATTATTATCAAGTTGATAATCCATAATCTCACCTGCCCATGCCCATTCCGAATAATGGACCTTATACTGATCTATTATTGCATCTACGGCAGCCGACTTGCGAGAAATCTGTTCGTGAGTGTCAGCCTTCTTGTTAGCAATGATAGCAGTATCATACCAATCAGGGTCGGGTCCGCGCGTAACACGAACAGCGAAGCCGCCCTTGCTACGCATCCATTCAATCTCATTTGGGAAACGAACATCTGCGATTACAACATTCTGGTACATTTCCATCTTACGCTCAAGAGCATATACCCAAACATCTTTATGGAATACATCACGCCCAGCTTCCGTTCCCATCAACTGTAGAGCAAGACGAGGAGTAATATCTTTGCCAGTCTTCTGAGACCACCATTCGTCTTTTGTCTCACGGAAAATTCTACTCTCTTCCGTATCACCTTCAAGGAGAGACCGCTGCCATCCGAAGATGGCAGCAGTGGCGTCCTTAACAGCATCCGCAAACGAAAGCTTCACGAAGCCGTGTTTCTCAACTAGAACATCAGCAGCAGTTCCTTTACCTGAACCGATGAATCCTACAACACCAATTATCATTTATAGATTTCCTGTATGATTAGCGATTGATTGCATATTACCTGTGAAAGCATAAGAGCCGACATGCTGTGTCTTCATCCAAGGGCATAACCAAATCTGACCGCCCATCTTTCTCCAATACTGACAGAACATATAATCTTCCGAGAGATAGCGGTGAGAGGCTGTCTTCTCTGCTTCCATAAACTTACTGGCAGCTTCACTTACATCTTCACCATTTGATGCTTTCAATACGAGAGAATAAAGATCATCATAAGTATAACCATTATCCATAACAGTATCAAAGTATGCGTGAATGTATCGTGTGCCATCAAAGTTTGCTTGACCAATATGATCAGGCTTATAGTTCTGCTTAGGATAGGCTTCTCTAAACTTATCAAAAACTTCTCGCTTGACCATCATGTAGCCAGTGCCAAGTTCAAGAACCTCAAGAGGCTCTCTTACATTGAACTGCTTTGTTCCAGGAACAGGATTGAAAACATAATCACCAACAAGATTATCAAGTTCTGCTGGATTAATTGTGGGATTCTTTGCCATAGCTGTTGCTATGTTCTTCCAGTTAATAGCCTTCTTTGGATAAGGAGCACCAATAACGTCCTTATCTAAGGCCAACATCGCAAGAACGTCTTGCGGTTCGAAATGAATATCAGAGTCGATAAAGAGTAAGTGTGTATAACCAGAACGCAAGAATTCATCTACGAGATAATTTCTTGCGCGAGTAATCAGGGATTCGTTAAACAGAAATGAGAACCGATTCTCTATTCCATATTGGAAACAAATAGCTTGAAGGTCTAGA